CAGAGGTGCCAACAGGGAGCAGTCGACTATAACGATCGGGATTCGAAGGTATAACGGCCATCGGGTGGGCGACCAAGAACGACCCAAGAGTAGTAAAATTTAAAGAACGATAGAAAAATGCGCGGCCTCTCCTGCAGTCGTTACCAATAACCTCTAGAAATTCACGAACTCTTTCAAGAGGGGTCCGCGCACGTAGCATATATCGTCAAGTAAAGAGAATACTATTTTTCTTCAAGGTTAGAAGGTTTCGCAGCGGCCTTCGATCTATCTATCTCTAAATCAATGAATTCCTGGCCAACCTCGAGGCCGTCGAACTTATCCATACGAGAGAAAGAGTTAGGGTCGAAGTCAATCTCGGGATTAAATTTTTCGCCTTTATCAAAATCAGACGAAGAGACTTCAACATCGGGGCGACCGGGGAGGACATCAACTGATCCAGAACCATCAAGAACGGAAAGAATGCGCTGACCGCGAGAAACATAAGCGGGAGCATCCTCAATTAACCAATCAAGTGCCATAAAATCAACATATTAACGATTAGACAATCGGGTAGCAAACGTTTTGTTAACCAAATTCTTCTTCTGAACAGAATACGAAAGATTTATAAAAAAGTTATCCTCTACATTGGATGGAAACGGAGAGTTTACTTGATTCATATCCACAAACAAGAGTGAATAATACTTATTATAGCTCGCAGACAAAACACGCTGCTGAACCCAATAAGAATAAAGAGGTGCAGGATTACTCGAACCATGGAAAAAGGACAGTTGGCCGAGAACCTCATCATAAGAGGCTCGAAACTCGTTAAAACAAGGCTCGTAGGCAACAGCCTCCGAAGATGAAGTAGTGCCGAAACCAAATTGGAACCCGGGTACATCCTGATATCCAATATCATTATAAATAGGATTGAAATAATCAGCGCCGGTATAATGGAGATAGTCAGGATAGACGCCTGCCCAATAATAAACAGGACGGATGCTTAACATATCAATCATGTAGCCAGGTTCACGAAAATAATAAGATTGGCGACGACCAAGACGCTCATTAAAAGCAATAGCGCCACCCTGCTGACCAAGAGGAGGCATAGAATACTGCTCATTACTAAAATTATTAGCTCCGGATTGATTCATAACAACCTGAACGTTAATGGTCTGCGAAGCACTAAAAAGAAGCTTAGGACGATCGACATGTTCGATTTTCGACGCAAAGAACGTCTCCAACCAGTCGCTGTAGCGACTGCCGCCAGCACCAAGAAGGTCTTTATACTCTTGAAGACGAGAAGCAATAGCGAGCTGCGGAATAGTCGAAACTCCGGACATCGAAACCCCTTCAGAGGTGCCAACAGGGAGCAGTCGACTATAACGATCGGGATTCGAAGGTATAACGGCCATCGGGTGGGCGACCAAGAACGACCCAAGAGTAGTAACGGTTGTAGTACTAGCGTCAACAGAAAGCTGACTCGCGGGACCCGCAGAAGATAATGCGGTACTTCCAGGATAGATAGAAGAAACGGGATATCCATTCCGAGAAGCAGTAATGGTAGAACCAAGATCTGAAAGGAGTATCTGAGAGAAAAGATTTCCTCTATTATAGGTGTTGTTCTCAGAAGCTACAGCCGAAGGATAGAACTGACTTTCGTAATAAGCATCCAAGAATTCAAGACTACCAAACCTTTGCGAAAAAAACGATGCTCTTTCATTAAAATTAAGGACGTTATACGCAGTACCAGTACTATTAGGAATAAAGTACCAACTGCTAGGCCAAGCAAAAGAATAAAGTCCCCACTGGGAATAGCCGTAGTAATTGCGAACGATATCCCAATAGGCAAGATAAGAATCAGCAGTACACCAGCCTAAAGGATATGCCAACTGAGCGGTCGAAAGGTTAGCCGAGGCAGGGACATTACCAGAGGTTGTCACCGGAATAGACGCAGGAATAATACGCAGCCAGCGAAGCAGCGAATTAGAGTAGGGATAATTGTTTTTAGTGAAACCATAAGACCCAGTAGTCGAGGCAGCAACAAAATTCAAACTCAAATTGTTCATGTCGAACTTGCTACTGTTCGTCCTCATCTCGGGGTGATATAACTGGAGCGGCACCCAGAAACGGTGGAGCCGAATGGTATAAGGGTTAAACGTCGGAACAGCAAGAGGATTACTGCGAACATCAACGCCCTGCTCGATAGAAACACGATCCCGAGCATTAATAAAATCAATTCGCACGGGATATAGAATACCCGGCGTGCACGTAAAAGCTTTACTCTCAGGAACATCATAACGAGAGTAGCCATTTACAGCATGAGAGATAAAAGGTTGTTTTCCCATAAATTAAATAATTAGTTGAAGTTTATAATGATCTTTCCAAAATTGGATAATATCCAAGTCTAACCAAGCAGGAGGATCAAAGTCGGGCATCTTACGAGAAGACGCAGAGAAGCGCATTATTTGCTTCTGCTCCCACGTATACGACGATCTACGGGATACGGCGGAATCGAGCGAGAACCGCTCAACACACAAAGACACAATACGCTTAACCAAAGGAGACTTGCTAAAATGTGCATAAGCGTCAGCAGCGGTAATCGAACGCACAACCTCGTCTTCCGGTTTAAGATACCTAAGATAGTATCGAGGAATCGAGTAATTATAATTGATGCGCTTCTCAAAATCAAAATAAGACCACGACGAAACACGGGCAGAAGGACGAGACATATAACCAAGAAAATCACCAACGCCAGCAGATACGAATTTTCGCGTATAACGGCGATGTTGGAGGAGGCTAGATAAAGGTGTAAGTTTTCCATCTACAGTAACATATTTGCCCGAAATTTCTTCGGGATTAAACTCAATTTGTTTAGTAACGTATTTGACGCAATAACGAGCGCGCTTGTGGGTCGCTTTTGACAACCAAACAAAGCCGAGGTCTCGAACGGCAGCGCGAATAGTGTTATAAAGAGTGTTTGTTCTAAAAAGGAAGCCATGAAAATGCAAGCGAGGTTCATTTCCCATTTCAGGATGAGTGCCGAACTCCTGAAAAAAAGCATGCTTAAATGAATGACCAAGTTTGTGACGCAAGCGCTCGTTAAAGCGACGAATGAATCGAGAAGGGTCGAGCAGCGCCTCGCTGTAGTACTTCGGGGCAACTGTAATCGTGATAAAAATAGCCTGCTGACTATTAGCCTTACAACAAGAGAGTTCGCGCTCTAAACGCACAAACCAATCATTACGCTGACGACGCAAACAGTCTTCGCACTTTCCACAGGGAACCATCAACCACTGGCGAGCAATATCCCAGGGGCGGAGTGCTAAAGCGGACTTCGCAACATCAGAGCCATCTCGACAAGGATTCTTTTTGTCAAAATAGCGACGATTCCGTATCCATATGGGAGACGAGCAAGCCATTAAAAAAGACTTTTAAGACAATCGAATTTAACATAAGGGTTAGTACGGCTACAACGAACAACATAGTCATTCGCAGAGAATTCATTGGAAAACCAAGCGATAACGACTCGCTTCCGGCCACGATACGCGCCAACTGAATAGCGGTGAGGTGCGCCATTAATAATAGGTGAATACCTAGGTCTGAAATCGAAATAATCCATAATTTGAAAACTAGAATATACCGGTGAATAAATAAGCAAAAAAGGCCCACAGGAGAAACGAAATCTCCTGGGGCTCAATGAGTTAAAGAACTCTTCCACCAAGCGGGCGGGTCACTACTCTAGTGCCCTTTCCCTTCTTCTTTCGACGTGCTTTCATCATGAGTCAAGTTAGCGCTAAACATAAGGACAAGCGTATTTTCAAAAAAATCAATCGAAAAATCAGGATACGCGATCAGGGCATCGACAAGACCAGAAATTCGGCAATGATCGATATAGGGCGAAGCAGAAATAGTAGAACATTCTACATAGTCAGAGATAGGAGTGCAAGCAAGAGCATCAAGATGAAGCGATTCGAACTGCCCATCTTTGATGAATCCTACCTGTACGAGGTCAACATTAAGAGCTGGATTAACGCGGCGAACAACAACGTGAACATGTGTCATAATAATATAATTTAATGTTTCAGTTAAAGATTAGCGTAAAAACGCCTCCAAGCATCAGAGTGATTAAGCCAAAATTCATAACCCTCAGGCGTTGAAGTAAATAGGAAGGCAGAAGAAATGAGGGCTCCAGGGCCAAGATTTGGATTGCGATAGAGCGATCGAATGTGATCACGCAGACAATCTCGGAAAGTTCTCGTAGCCGTAGGGGTTCGATCATAATTCGCCTTAAAGGACGTAAATATCCTTCGGCGGACAAGCCACTCGATGAACGCATATTCTACAACATCGATCAACAGTTTGTCAACCTTAGAAATTTTGTTCTTTTTCATAACAATACGGTTATTGGTTTACGCCACAAATATAACAACAAAAATCTAAAATGCAAAAAAAAACCAACAATTCTAACGAGATTTACGAGTAGTACCATACGTGCTCGAATGACCACTACGACTTATTTCCGTTTTCGCATAACCAACAACGTTTCCACTCGAATCATAACGAGTTGTCAACGAAGAACCTGCAGAGCTGGAAGAAGAGCCTCCGGCAGAAATAGTGCCAGCGGCGCGAGACATGCCTCCACGAATTATTCCTGCACCGGCGATACTAGCGGCAGCGCCAACTAAGGCTTTAGAAATTTCGACATACGGATCAATTTTCGCATTACGAAGAGCGATACGGGCTTGCTCAGGAAGAAAATCAGAAGCGTTCGCTTGATTTATAATCGTCTTATCGTGGAAATCCTTAAGAGACGCTGAAATCTTGAAAGTGCGAGGGCCTGGATTCGAGCGAGTAATAGGATTACTACTCCTGAGATTTTCAGAGTATTGAGGATTCGAAATTTCAAGCTCAAACCGTTTATCCCAATTGCGTATAAGTTCATTTTGAGTATCAAGATTGTTTAGACGCAAAGACTCTATAACCTCGCGAGCTTGTTCACCGAGGACCTGATTAAGGGCAGCCTGGGTGTTCATCATAAAGGCTTGCGCCGAAAGTAGAGCACCTAAATGATCAGTCTCAATATTCAGTCGGCGAACTTCCCCGGCAACGAGAGCAGCCTGATTTTTTTTCTCGTCAACAACACTCAAAAGAGTAGCGTCAGAGATAAAGAGGGCGTTTCGCTCAATCTCCTCCTGTACTTTGAGAACATCCGCGACAGCCAAATTATGCTTAGCGGCAGCCTGATCTAAAGCTACACGAGCTTCTGCCATAAGAGTATATAACCGCTTGCCGACATTTTGATCATTAATTGATTGAGCTTGAGCGTTATCAAGGTTAGCAGCAGCATCATTACGGCCTACCGTCGACTGCGCGACCATATTCTGCGCAATAGCAGTAGGATCAGCGGCGGCAAAACCTCCAGGGGAAACGGGTGCGCCACCTGAGGGGCCAGAGGCGGAGGGCATTGATGCAGAACCACCTGACATAGTAGCATTTACACCAACACCCGAAGAGCCAAGAACGGCAGCAGGCGTCACACCGGCTTTCAAATAACGATCGAAAACCTTCGTAGGATCGTTATAAGCATTCTCGTAATCAAACTGCTTCTGCCAATTAGCATAAGAAAGCTCAGACTGCTTTTGCATCTGCTCTAAAGCGTATTTTTGCTGAAGAGCCATCTGTTTCTGCTGAAAACGCCACTGACGACGGGCATTCATGCCTCCAAAAAGTTGACCGAGAGCGCCGGTAATTAAACCGGTAGTACCAGTAGACGCGGCTGACTGACCAAGAGCCTGACCAAAAGATGTGGAGGCAGCAACAGGGGTAGCCATACTATATACGAGTTATATTGTTAGAACGAATAATGTAATCAACACGCACAGTATCGATATGAACACCACTACGCTGCATCCTAGCCTGAGCTGAACAAGAAGCAAGAAAAAAAGCAGCCAAAGCAGCAATAATAGACGAAATGAGTGTCCAAAAAGACTTCGACTTATAAAAAGGTTGTTTAGTATCAGACATGGTAGTAAAATTTAAAGAACGATAGAAAAATGCGCGGCCTCTCCTGCAGTCGTTACCAATAACCTCTAGAAATTCACGAACTCTTT